TAGCCCAATCTTTAATTTCACCGGATGCAATCATATCTATCCATTCTTTTGCAGTAGGAATATATCCATTGCAATCTTCCTTAACATGTTGTTCTGCAACATATCTTGTATACACTCTTTTGTCATCAGAATTTATAATATAAAAACCATGACGTTTCTCACATTCAAATATACCTTCACTATGGTGACGGAACATTCTATGCTTACTATGACCTACCCATGCTTTGGTTTCATCAAACCAATTATGAATATGCATATAGTCTTCTGGTATACCTCCAAACTTTCTAGCTGAAGATACTGCATGTTGATACGGATGTGCCATTACAATGTCTTTTGGATTAAAGAACCCTCATGATAATAAGTTTCTATTTCAGTAATTCTGATATCATTGATAATCTTGTATTTACCTGAAGGAACTAAGATGCATACTGCACCAGAACCTCCGTCATTGTTCCACCAATCTTCAATATCATTTAGTAATTTTTCTTCAACAAAATTTGCTATATCAGAACTAAGACCAGAATCTAAGTCTTGAAGATGTAATACATCTTGATTCCATACATAAATACCATTAATATCATCAAAGGCATCTTCTTCATCTTCAACCATTTTTTCTGTAGTATAAACTACATTTTCAATTGCACCAGAATCACCAGAGCCTTCATATTGTACCTTAATACCAGTTACTCCCAAGTCAGCTAATTTGACAAGGGTAGCCATCATATTTATTTCATTCATACTATTTGATTTTATAAAACCTGCCAAGAATATTGGCATTTAGATATTCTTCTTTTTCAAGCACTTCCCTTACAAATTGAAATTTGGTCTCATGATATGTTAACTCTGTCTTTGAGAAACATATTCTAACCATAAATCTCTTTATAGGTACTCCTGCTTTATGTGCATCCTGTAGCACTTGATTACTACTGTAATAGTTTTGATAGTTAGTTTTACTAACAAAAGTGTATTTAGATGCTCTTTTATCTGTCATTGCAGCAATAGCTTTCTTTCCCAGTTTCTTTTTAACTGTAGAATAAAAGTTCTTTTTGCCAATATAACGGACTGCTTTACCATCAATGATTGCTTCCATTTCATAAATAAAACCTACAGCACCATCTGGAATTTTGCTGTCATTAAATACTTCACCTTTGTATAACCAACTCATACTATCTGTTTTAGTAAAGATAATAACTTATCTCTCACAGGTTCAATACCATGATCTCTGACAGAGTCTGATAAATCCTTAGACATGTCAAGTATTACGTTTGGAATATTATACTTGTCCTGATACCTCTGAGCAGCTTTTATACCGGGCTCATCATTATCAAACAGTACAATAATCTTAGAATACTTTTCTCTAAGTTTATTTATAATAGATTCTCCAATCATTGTATTCTCACTGTCCGGAGCAATACATTCTATATTACCAATACCAAGTTTCTTGAAACACATAAGATCTTTAAGTGAAGAAACAATCAGTAAATACTTGGAATCATATTGCAGTTGATCCATACCCTGTGTATAGTTCTGGATCTTAATGAACTTCTTCTCTGGGACTTTAGGCATGTAAATCTTATACAGTTCACCATCTTGTCTAAAATAACCATAGACATAGGGTCTTGCAAACTTATAAGATGTTATACTACCATCAACTTCAGTCTTTTCCATAGTAAAGAACTCCAATGGAACAACATTGTATCTCTCCAGTATAGCTGAAGAAATCCTAAAACTCATCCAAAACTTAGAGTCTTGGGAATTCCAGTGTCTCATTTGGAAATCTGTTACCTTGAACTTATCATGAAATTGTATTGGTCCTCTTTCTGCAGGTGTATTATACTTTAGATACTCTCTATAGTCATCTAGTATTCTATTAATTGCTTTAGATCTTGTATCATAATTAAATAGATACTTTACAAGTTCTACTTTATCACCCTGAAAGCCAGAAGAGAAATCTTTAAACTTATAGCAATCCCCATTGCGATAGATAAACATGCTTGGGATTTTGTCTTTTACATTAAATGCAGAGAGCATCTTTATGTTCTGACCAGTAAGTTTTTCTTTTAAGTTTAAATAATATTCAAATACCCATTCCTCGGGTACATCCTGTAAATCAGATACTAAGTTCTTTGTTGAAATCATAACCAATAAAAATAAAAGGGGGAGCCCTGATTTAGTTAGAAATCTCTGTTATACATTAATTTATTACTAACTCCCCCTAATTATTTAGGTAGTAGTTAGTCTAAATTAAAGTCTGAAGATGTTTTTGGTGATGTAAACACATCATCATCATCTCCAAAAGATTTAACATCTTTAACTTCTAGTTTCTTAAGATGCTTGGTCTCATCATAGAGGATTACTGCACCATCTTCAACAGCTCCGAATGCATATTTCTTTCCCTCTGCTTTTGGTAACCACATATCATAGTTAGTATAACCTGATTTGCTTTCATATTCTTTACCAGCAACACAGAACTCAAGATATTTACCTCTGAAATCTGCTGTTTTATTGAATGCTTTAACAAAGTCTTCAATTGTTTCATGCTGACCATCCTGCTCAACAAACCAAGAATCAAGTTCTAGTGTATGTGCAAGAGTTCTTAAGAAGATCAGAATAGATCTATCTCTCTGAATCTTAACACCAGACTTAGTTTCACCATCTGCAAATGCATACTGGCTTGCTTTTACTCTACCAATCTGACCTGCATGTCTTCCCTTGCTCTCATCATCTTTATCAATCATAAAGCCCTCAAAACCTTCAATAGGTTGAGTCTCTACATGCATCATAAGATGATATGCACCAGGAATAAACTTGAATTCCTCAAGTTCAATGCTATTAATTTTCAATACATGATTACCTGGAGTAATTGTTTTTGGTAGTCCTGAGCCTGCTGTGCCCAAATCAGTTGTGCTTAATGCCATTTTTCTTTGTTTTTAATAATTAAATAAATACTTTGTCCCAGTGGAACTCAAGTTCTCCTTTTTCATTTGCTTCTGTAATTACAATCTCTTCATTTCTGAGATGCTCTGGTCTTGCTCCGCAAGTAACTTCCTCATTTGTCTTGAAAGACAGAATAGTTTTGTTACCCTTCCTATACATATAACCAATTGCATCAGCATTAGCACAGATTAAAGATTTAATTTTACCTGTCAAATCAATGTTTGCAGCTAGAACCATTTCTCCTTTATCATCTACCTGTTTGTCTTTAATATGACCAGATAAAATAATATGGGGAGCTAATGTATCAATAAAATCTAAAACTTGAAAGAAAGCTTGTCTTAAATATAAATATCCTGCACCGTTTGGTAGGGATAAGACATTGTCTCCATCATAGTTTTTACCCATGCTAGTGTTCTTGTAAAGCTTTATAGCCAAAGGCATAACCATATCTTCTAATGCAGTTACAGTATCAATTGTAACATATTTGTATGGATTACCAGCAGCTTTAATAGCTTTACCTGCATCAAGTAATTCTTGCAAGCTTGCAATCTTTACTTTAAGAGCTTCTACATAATCAGCACCATTCTCTAAGTCTAGTAAAAGATTATTATCTAATCCTGCAAATGCAGTTGTTTTACCTGTTTTAGGTTTAGAATAGATAACCAATCTTTTTGGATTAACTCTCTCAGCCTTAACTTTCTTAGTTGGAAGTACTATGCTCATTGTTGTTTAATTAAATCATTTAACCAATTCTTTTTACTAACAGGTTGTTTCCACATAATTGCAGCAAAATCTCTGATAGTAATCTCAGCCATACCTTCATCTTCACTTGGAAGATCTAATGACAGTTCTTCTGTCTTATCCTTAAGCTTTGGAATGAATTCATCCTCAAAGTTTGGAAATACAGATAAACTTATTTGCTCTTTAGGAGCTTCAGCTTTTCTCTTCTCATACAGATTGTATGTAATCTCAGAACCATCTGGCATAATAACCATGAGTTCTGATAAGGGGATAGTATATGCAAGATAGTTATCACCGTTTGCATTTGTACCCTCTTTCACATCATACTCTTCTGCAAAGTAAGGATTAGACTTATATCTGAACACAGGCCTATCTGCATAGGCTGGTTCAATACGTTGTTCTCTACCAGATTCATCTCTGATAATGTCAATAAACTCAATAAAGATGTCCTCACCTCTTTTGAGCTCACTTTCAAATAACTGAACCTGTCTACCATACCTGCCCTTCTGAAAAAAGGCAGTCTTTAAGACAAAGAAGGGATCAGAAACTTGTGCTCTTCTAAATCTATCCATGTGATAGTTTAAAGATTCTCTTTCTTTTTCTTTTCTACTCATAATTATAATTTAAGTTTTGTTGACTGCGGAGGTGTTTCTATTTCAACTATTCTCATGCACTGTCTATCTAGCTTAAAGAAGCTTAACCTAGTTGTTCCGTTCCTAGATTTTAAGAAATGAAATGCAAGTAAATCCTCATCATTCACAATAAATCTTTCGGGACCATAGAACCTAATCTTTCTGATAGCTGGTTTATTAATACCAAGTACTACATCAGCATGTTGTAATAGAGCATCTGCTCCAAATAAATCAGAATCTAATACATAATTACCATAGTCACCATCTTTAGATCTCTCTGGGTTATCTATATTTCTATTCAACTGACTTAAAACAAGAAATGCCACAGGATAGTGCTTTTTCATATATGTCATGGCTTCACCAAGAGCATATAATACTTCAAACTTATCCCTCTGGCCCTTTCCTACTTTAAGTAAAGCTGAGTGATCAATAGTAACCAGAGCGTTTATGTAGTTACCTGCTTCATCTTTGTGCTTCTCCATATAATAATGTATGGTTGCACACATTTCATCCACAGTACATGGATCATATACAACATCTATGATATCAGTACTTTCAGTTTTTTCATAGTACTCCACACATCTCCTGTATAGATCTTTATCTACCGGTTCACCTTTGGACATTAGTGTATTGTAATCAGAACCTGTATTCAGACTTAGCTTTCTGATACCATTAGTCTCATCAAGCATTTCAAACTGGAACTTAAGTACTCTAAACTTATGGTCTTTATTCTCCTCAATAATATCAGAGATTAATTGTTCCATAAACAGAGTCTTACCTGTGCCAGGCCTAGCACCTACAACGGTGATAGTTCTCCATTCCAATCCATCACAGAAGGCATCATTAAATTTGGGCCATGAACTTTTAAGTGACTTTAGCTCACCAGATCTTCTAGCCTTCATTTTAAGAATGGCTTTTCTAAGAGCGTCTCTTTCACTCACAGGCTTCAGAGCCCGGGCACCGTTAAATAAATCTGCCATACATTTGGATTAAGTTGTTAACCTACTCTTTACATCATTATAGATGAGATGGGATAAACCCACTACAAATTCAATTGCTAGAAACTGTAAGAAATTCATCTCTACAAGGAGAGTATGAACCAACAGCCAGGAAACAAGACTTCCTACTAAAGCAATGAAAAATAATTTAAATCTAATCATACTACATTCTCTTTAAAATAGTTTGGTTCTTCATAATCATCTGCATCAATCATATCACAATAAGTTGCTAGAGTAGAATCCCAGGTTTTATCTGTATTCTGCTTTCTAACAAAGTATTGAGAGTTACGCATGTAGTTGTACCTATCTAGAGAATACTCATCTACATATCTCTCAGTAGCTTTTATCACAGTTTCCCATGAGTAGCTAAAGTTTTCAAAGAACCATCTGAAAGCATTTTCAAGACTCTTAATATTTACTCTTGCATATACACCACTTGGTAACTTACCACTTGGAAATAACTGATTGTAAAGTTTAAGATTGTCCTGAAAGTCCTCTCCCATCAGATTCTTAGATGTCTTCTTTTTAGATTTCTTAAAGAAACCATCAATTTCTTCTATAAATTTAAGGCTATTACCTGACAATTCCAAGGATTCTGTCAGGTAATTACCTGATAATAATTTGGCTACCTCAAGAGATGTATTTACAGTTTTATCAGGTACTATCTTATTATGTATACAGTATAACACATAGAATGCATTAGGACTAATACCAGCTTTTATTAACTTGTTAAATACTTCCTGCATTACCAGATGATTTTATAATTATACAAATGTTGTACAGTATCTCTAACTTCACCAAAGACACCTTTAGAATCCCATTTACTACCATTATAAGCAGCACTTGCTGGATGTGAGACCATAAATTTAGTACAATTTTCTCCACATACATCAGCCCACTCTTGAGATTTTTTACCCATATAGACATAAACTAATCCTGGATGGAAATTCTTTAAGTAGTCAAATACATATGCTACAAATGGAGCCCAGATTTCATAATGCTGACCTATCTTACCAACTTCAGTTGTAAGAGCTGTATTAAGCATAAGTATACCCTGTCGGGTCCATTTTGATAGGTCTAGAGGTCTTTCATACCCGTCCGGGTATAATTTCTCAACTTCATCAAGAATGAATCTTAGTGAAGGTTGTTCTTTTTCAGACTTACCGCAACTAAATGCAATACCATCTGCTACACCTAGTGTGGGATATGGGTCTTGTCCTACTATGACTACCTTAAGTTCATCATAAGGACACTCCTCAAAGGCCCTAAACACATCTTTTAGTACAGGAGTAAATCTTTTACCACTGTTTGAAAGATTATATAAGTCAGTAAGAATCTTTTCAAACTCCAAACTAAATATAAAAGGTTTAAGAACTCTGCCCCAACCACTAGGTTCAAGTTTATTAAATATTTTTTGTTTATAATCATCAACGTCTAATATATTAGTCATAATCATGTATATTTGTTAAAAAAGAATAATATAATGGCTAAAGTAACCGTAAAAGAAATAAAAGATGATGCTATTGTTTCAGTAGAAATGAACAAGTCATTCTACTTTATGCTAAAGAGCACTCTCTTTTACTTGTTTAAAAATTCTTCTGAACCAGAAGAAAAGGAAAAAGCTCTTGCTGCACTAATGAAAAAAGAGTATAAAGATATGACACATTGGGAACAATCTTTCTATACACTTACTCTGTTAATTGCAGAAATAGAAAAACAAGCTACAGAGAATAATTTATTCTCAGATGTAGAAGTTGAACTTCCAGATGATCCTACGCAAGGTTAAGATTAAAATCTTTTCCAATCTCTACACAGGACTCTATTGCTAGAGCCAATTCCATTTTACTGCAGTCAGCAAAAGATTTACAAATCTCTGCATCTCCTGCATCATAACAAAGACCAGCATGGGTCTTAATAATTCTTTTCATTTCATCAAAAGTATAGCCAGATTCTTGTGCTAATGTACGTATACATGCATGCACTTTAGCAATCTGAGCTAATGAGGCATTGTCAGAAGTTAAGCCCATAAAGACTTCAACCTGCTGTCCATCAGCCAGTTTATCAATAAAGATCTGAAAATTTAATTTGGATTTATCATCAGGATAAACTAACTTACCTCCGCGTTTAACTAATTTAGTAGTAAACATAAGCTGATTTTTTGTATATTATTAATAGATATGGATAGAATTCCCGGAAATAATAATCAGATAAGTAAAGATACTCAGATAGTATTAGATTACCTAGAAAGATTTCCAGAAGCTCCTTCAAAAACTCTAGCCAGAAAAATATATTCTGAAAATCCTGTTCTTAATTCACTTGAATCTGTCTATGGTAAAGTAAGATACTATAGAGGTCAATACGGTAAAGCACATAGAAAAAGCTTACATAATAAACAATTTCAAAAAGAACTTAAAGTTGAAATAAACATGAAAGAAAAATTTCTACCAGAGTCTTATGCAACTAAGCGTGATACTTTTATATTCCCATCAGGTTGCAACTCAGTAGGAGTTATTGGTGACCTTCATATACCATACCAAGATAATGATGCTATAGAAGCAGCATTTGATGAGATGGAAAAGCAAAGCATAGAATCTCTACTTATCAACGGTGACATGTTAGATTTCTACCAACTCTCTTTTCATGAAAAAGACCCAAGAATGGTTCACTTCAAGCAAGAACTTGAGGCAGGTAGACAATTCTTAGATTACTGCAGATCCAGATTCCCTGGTATTCCTATTTACTTTATTCCAGGTAACCATGAGAACAGATTTGAAAGATACCTTAGAGTTAAGGCATCAGAACTATTAGACATGGATGAATTCAGATTAGATGTACTACTACATGTAGCTGAATATGGTGTACAGTATATTCCATTTAGATCTAAAGTTGTCTTTGGTGATTTCCTTATAGAGCATGGAGACAAAATCCCAGGTGCAGGTGGTGTAGTACCAGCCCGTACTGCCTTAATGAAACTAAAGACTAATTGTCTTATAAATCACTTTCACAAAACTAGTTCTAGCTCACAAAGAGTATATGGTCCTGATGACTCTACAACTATCCGTGGATATAGCCTTGGTTGCTTATGTGAACTTACTCCAGAATATTTAGAAATAAATGAATGGAATCATGGGTTTGCTATTCTAAAAAGAAATGGTAACTTAGTACAAGTTAGCAATTACAAAATAGAAGGTAATCAAATAGTCTGATGTTTCTACCAATTGAATTTAAAGATGAAGATGGCCCATACATTGAGCATCTTAATGTTACTCACATAACAAGAATATCTTTTGTCAACCCAAGAAATCCAGATGCTGGTAGTAAAATACATCTCCGTACAGGAGAAATACTAAAAACTACTATGCCATTTGATCTGCTATCTAAAGAAATAGATGAAGCTTGGGAATCAGGTTCTATTCTTATTCTATCTGCAATGCTATCTGAAAAAGCTAAACTCATGAAAAAGAGTGACCTACAGAATGAAGGAATTGAAGAACTTGATCCTTTGTCTGAAGTTTAAACTGATCAGGCCAATCTAAATTATACACGTACCAATTTTCTTCTTTCACTTGATCACTGTCTACTGACATAAGAGTCAAGTTATTAAAGATATCTAATGTATAGAAAAAATAATCATAACCATTTTGACTTTCTGAATCATTGATTTCTACCCTGTTAAATCCAAGGTCTATTAATTGTTGTTCTGTCATATCTTAATTGTTTGCTGGTGACATAGTCTGCATAAATACTTCATGATTTAGTATTTCATGAGGGTAGTCTTTAGCAATTTTCCAATAGACTTGACTTACTTTACTGTATTCACCGTGTTCTAGAATTCTTAAATTTCTGAAGCTCTTAATTGATAGAGTAACCATATGCAGGTTCTCTTCATCAGATGATTCTAACATTCTAATCATGTTTTTAATTTCATCATCATTAATGTAGCCCATTCTCTTTAGCAGTTGTAATTCTGCCATATATACAAAAGGACGGAATGTCCCAACTTTACTACCCTTATGATACATATACCATAGGTAGTTTAAGTTTCTATCTACACTCTCTGTTAATTCATAGTGCTCTTTTGCAATCTGTGCTGATAATTCCAGCATTTCATGTGTTATTTTCTTTTCCATTTTAAAAGATATATCTGATGGTATTCCAAGGTATTATACTATCATGTATTTGAATAAACTGTTTAATGTAGTCTGACTTTCTATTATGCTCATATCTTACATTTCTACCACCATACTGAGATATCTTACCTTCTTGTATTTTAGGTGTCCAAAGAAACTCTTCACCTGGCAACTTGTGCTCTACATTATATCTATGCTTCTCCTCATTATGAGTTAAAAAGATTACCTCAGCTTTAACTCTATCATTAGCCCAGCCATATGTTTTGGCTATTCTATCTACATTGTTAAACAAACTCATATAATGCTGTAACCAATTATCATGTACAATAACAGGACTAAAGTTCAAATGAACTTCATATCCAGCATTTAAAAACTGTGGTATAGCTAAAAGTCTCTCATAAAGTTTACTTGTATTAGGCTCAAGATGTTCCATTAGTTCATAAGGCATTAGACTAAATCTAATTCTAATTTTACCTTCAGGACCAAAAGTTAATAATTCTTTATTTACATACTTAGTAGCAAATGAACCCATAGCAAGTGGATGATCTCTAAAAAACTTAAAGATTGTCCTCCAATCATGATACTTAGCATGTAGAGCAAAGTCCTCATTGCAACTAATATCATATGTAATATAATCTCCAGTCTGATTTGGCTTCTCTACATCTGCAAAGAATGCATGGGAATTGATTTCTGTCAGGATATCCATAGTATTTGTAGCTACAGATAATCCTTCCGGTTTATGTCTCTTCATATAACAGTAAGTACAGTTATATAAACATCCATGACCAAAAGAAGGAGCAATGTAATCAGTGCTCCTCCCACTTGGTCTAATGATCATACTCTTTCTAGTGACTTTTTCTACAACTGACATAATCTCTTAATCCGCTGTACTTTCCTAACACATGTAGAAATTATCACTTTAGAAAGTTAATGTAGGATTGTGCAGCTCTCTTTGTGTCATACTGCATATCAAATCCTGCACTGTTTTTAATGGTCTTCCAGAACAACCAGAAGATTCTCTTCTTTACAGCATACTTGGTTGTATAACCATCCTGTACTTCTACTACTTTGTAGTCTTTCTTGTTTACATTCATACTATTCTAGATTTAAATTATAGTCTGCTAATATTTCTCTTAATTCTTTTCTAAGTCTATCAGCTAAATCTCTTTCTTGATCAGTAGCTTCTTTCTTGTCAACATAACCATATTTGGTTATCTCACGTAGTTTTTGGTCAAGATCCCAAACAGCCAATTTCCATCTAGGACCATCTAATGCATCTCTTGCATCTTCTTTTTCTTCAATAGAGTCAAACTCAAGAATTATCTTTCCCATCTTTATTTTCTGATTTACTCCATATTTCTTCACCACCTTCACCCCAGTAATTATCACAAGTAAACTTGTCATCTACTGTTTTACCTGGAGCACTCATAAAATATGACTGACCCCATTCATTTGCTTTAGCAGTGAATCTGTAACACTTGTCTTTAACTGGACAATTAGTACCAGGACACATTGTGATATCCGGCATAACTTAGAGTATAAAGTTAAATAATATATGACCAAAGCCAATACCTGCTAAAAAGTAAACAAGATTGTTTACCCATTTTGGATAATTTTCCATACTAAAATAGATTAAAAATTACTTGTAAAGTAGCACCAATTGCACATATAGTAACAAAAATTAATAGTACCATTGTACCAATACCGGCCATTTCTTCTCTACGGTCTTCTTTGTTTAGTTTCATAGTTCTTCATTTGTATAATATTCTAAAACTTCATAGTGAGACATGCGCCCACAGTTAACACACTCAAGCTTATCACAAGATTCATGGTGTACTGATAATGACTCATGCCCACATAAGTCACACTTAATAAGAGCACTTATCCATCCTGTTTCTTGTTCTTCACTCATTGTTCTTGTTATTTAAGCCTACAAGTTTAAATTTTTAACTGTTTTGTAAGCTTATAGGTTTTACATTTATGTTCAACATATGTGGTAATTTTTACCCCTTATCCTTTCTAATGATGTCTTAATCCATCTTTTTGTGAAAAAATCACATTTTATGCTGGTTTTAACCCACATAATCGGTTATTAACCGGTTAAGTATGCTAAAAATCACATTTTTGTCAAGTTTTTGGATCAGAAAACTTGACTATTTATCCTCAATATTAAGGTATCCAATAACAACACCTGCACCTGTAAATGTACCTACAGTATAAACTATCTCAGCTTTACCAACAGGTTCCCAATTACATGTACACATTTTGTAGACACATCTCAAATAGCCAAAGCCTGCTAGCACATAAAATAATATTGGTAGTATTACTACCCAGTTTCTATTTCTCATTCTTTCTTGTTTCTTTATAATCAATAATAAATCCAACTGCTACAATTATATTCATACCAAAGGACATGAGTATTTCATGTATGTCTTTATAAACATTTACACTGAGATGTACATGACCCACCATCCAAAAAGGTATGGACAAGTTTTGGCTTATCCATACCAATGTGTATTTAATAAAGTGGCTAATCCCCTTCTTCATTATTCACCTTTTGTAGCCCTTCTGATTTTACCTTTCCTGAGTTCCTCTTCCCAATATTCTCTGACTTGTGCAGCCTTTGTAATCTCTCTTGGATTCTCTTGTTTAACTCTGAAAAGTCTAATTTTCTCTTGTTCTCTTTCATACTCTTCCCAATTGTAGATTTCTAATTCTTTCATACGAGCCATGTCTGAAATGGTCATTTCTTCTGGAACCTGACCATCATTCTCATACATAACACGCATGTATATTTCTTTCATTCTTCCCATAGCTTAATTGCTTTTTTAAGTAAGTTTTTAATTGTAACATCTATCTTGGCATCTCCAACAAGATTACCATATGCTTTTATTTTCTTATACAAAGCTCTATCAAGTGAAACTACTACAGTAGTACCTCTATGTTGTTTAGAACCAGCATATGGAAAATCATATGGAAACTTTTGGATATACTCACAGGCATTAGCTGCAAAACTTATATCATTATAATTAAGTAAAGTATAAGCATGTCTTTTTGCTATTCTAATAGATGAACCATCCATTCCAAATATATCAGCAATAAAAGTTGAGCTCTTACCATACTTATAATGTAATATACCTATGAGATAGTTTCTTCTGTCAAGATACATTCTTTCTCTCTTCTTAGCTGCACCTCTATTTTGCACAGCAAGAATCTGACACTCTTCTAGAATGTCTTCTATTGTATAATCTTCCATAAAACTATATTAATTCTAAGTCTGCTTCTTCTAGGACTTCTTCTTTTTCTTCTTCAATCTGGTATAGTCTGATATCAAGTGGAATAAACCTCTCTGCATCATAGTACTCATATGGAAAACAGTCGGCAGATATTTGTACCTCTTTTAGAAGCACACCATACTTGCCGTCCTGCAATCCCATTTTAACTACTTTAATAATAGTATATACTTCACCTTCTTTTACCCATTGTTCAATAGGTACTTTAGCTGGTTTATTACTGCTATCAATGCATATTGCCTTCATAAGGTTCTACTTTTACTTTTAGACCCACTCCTTGAAGAAAATCAGCCATTGTATCTATTTGAGCCCAACAACCATGTTTAATAGTACACTGACCAGCAAGGTCAGCAACTAATGCACATTGTTCCGCTTGTTGTGGTTCATGTCCACAGTATTTTATAAGACATGCCATAACATATGCAAAACTATGTGTATCATCATTATACAATATAAGTTTGTGATCTTCTGGAAGTTCCATTTTGCTAATTTAACTTTAAATCATAATTTCTCCAAACTATCTTATCCTGATCAAATCCCTCAAGAGCTTCTTTAACCCATTTCTCATCTACTGTACCCTTATAACATAGTATATGTACAATAGCTTTCTCATCTGGATTAAGTCTGAGCAATCTACCAATTCTCTGCGCTGCTTTTCTCTCATTACCATACGCATGCATGATAATGCCTTGTCTCAATTCCGGTATATTAATACCTTCATTTAACTGCAGTACACAAGATAGTTTGTTTATCTTTCCTTCTTTAAATAATAATAAGTTATCTTCAGAGTCTTTATTACCACTATGGTAACTAAATCTGCATAGTTTATCAGCCTGCTCCTGTGTATTTGCAAATACAATGCACTTGGAATCAATGCTTTCCATGAGCTTCTTGGTGTATTTCTCTTTAGATTTATACTCCATCATAGCTTTCATGCGCATAACTCTGAGCATCTGAACAGGACCCTGACCCATGTCCAATCTATTACCCCAGTATCTATAGTTATCATACTCTGAAGTAATAAAAGACTTGGTCTTCATATTAACTTGATAATTCTTGCACCTGTCTAGTTCAAGCTCATGTACAATTATTTGATAATCATTAATGATTCCATTCTCAATTGCATCATCAGCTTTAAATGTATGTACTACTGGACAGTATTGAGCTACCATTATTCCCTTCTCAGAGTTCCTGTGTTTAGGTGGTGTACCAGTAAGACCTAGTATTCCACCCTTATACACATCAAGGAATGTTCTATGAGAATCAAGAAGTGAATGGCACTCATCCAAGTAGACATAATCATATTCATCTGGATTTCTCTTTGGTAGACCAATATATGTAGAGAAAGTAATTCTCTCTAGTATATCTTGTTTACCAAACTTTACAGCATCATCAGACCAAGACTGGAAGATAGATTTCTTTGGAGCAACTACTAACACATTTTGCATAGCATTAGTATTTCTCTCAATATGTAGTAGGCCAACAAGGGTCTTACCGACCCCTGTGCCTAATACTACGGAACATCTCCGTCTCCCTTCTGTTGCTTTTAATGCTTCTTCTTGAATTTCATCTCTTTTCATCTTGTTCATTTTAGATAGCCCAGTATTCTTGCTTCTTTTGGAAATTTGTGAATCCAATCATGACAGTTCCTGCACACACTTAACCATGTAGACTGTACCAAATAGAATACATCCCTGTTAGAGCCGGCATATTTATGGTGCACATCAGTACTACCATTCATACAACCGGCTACAGAGACTTGACATATTGGGTTTTCAGTAAGAAATCTTTCTCTCAGTTTGAGATACTCAATATCTTTCTTCTTCTTCTTGGAAGAGACCTGAGGGATCTTGTAATCGTTTGGTTTCTGTGAACTGTCACTATTAAGGGCTTTTTGGCAACTCCAGCAATAACGGCAGTATTTAAATCCCTCATGGTTCTTCCATATGATACTCTGTTTACCACAGGCATCACATTCTTTAAGCTTTGACTTCATTCTTTAATCTAGGTAACTGATTTGGCATCTCTTTTAAATCAAAAAAGTTTTTTGGTAAGATGCCTTCAGCAATAAAGATAGCAATAATATCTTGCTTTTCAATACCTAAATCTTTAAAAGTTAAAGTGTTCTTAAACTTTTCATCTGTCTCAGTATCAGCCAATAAGAACTGTGTAATTGGACTGTTTGGGAACAAAGTATTAAAGATTGCATTAGAATATTTAATGGTTACCTGCTGCTTAAACTTATTAAGTGTAACTTGAGCACGCTTATAAACATTAATTATTCTTTGCTTTTTCTTACTACACATAGTAGCAAGTTCTTTCTCTGTCAGAGCATCTAAACCATAGAGTGCTCTCTTGTAGAGATAGTTTTGATAGGCTGTGTACCCATCTTGTTCATACTGTACATAGGTTCTACCTGCATACAGTTGGTAATTTCTTACCTGTTTTTTTAGCTTTTCCATAATATACATTGGTTTAATCATACAAAAAAGAAAAGGGGGCATTTCTACCCCCTAATCCCATCAATCAACAAGTTTAAACTACTTCAGATCAAAATCTTCTTGTGGTTTTAATGATTTGTTACTGTTCATTCTCTGGTTTGCAGCACGTATCTCATCAATATTATCATGAGCAATAGTAACTTCTTCAACTGAAGCTACTTCAGTGTAGATAGTCTTTCTATAAATAGCTTGACCATCTTTTGTGCAGACAACACCAGTATCACCAGCAATTTTAATATCTCTGTTTGGTTCAGTAGCATTGAACGGAGTCAAAGACTCTTTAATAACTACTCTACCAGGAAGTTCTTGACCTGCATAATAACCTGCATGTACTAGGTCAGATGTAAAACCATGAATGAGAGCTGGTACTTCTAATTTACGGTAGAAACCATCTGCTCCTACCATTGATCTTGATTGGACAACTTTTACATATCCAAAATCAGGGTTGTGTTTAGACTGCACAACAACAGCTTTGGTTGTAGGATCACCTACAACATAGACTTTAGAATCCATATTGAAATTATTAATTAATAAATAAAAGGGTTACTATTCTGTATCCTCAGCTAGATCTATGATGTCATCAAATGGAACATCATCTGAGGCAATGCTATCTAGAGAAATATCTTCATCATTTGGTAGAAATGAAAAATCATATTCTTTATGCAAAGTTTTCTCTACAGCAGATCCATGAAACGGATCAATTATGTGGTCTCCATAGTCAATAGACATGAGAAACTGTACGTCAGCATCAGTAAGCTCTAAATACTCTTCTAGAGACATTTTTACTACTTTTCCATTTGGTAACTGGTAATACATTTTCTATATCTATAGTAAATATACGTGAATAATATTCTATTGTATATCACATAGATGCAGAAATATTGTACTATATAGCTAAACAAGGAAAAAGAGAGGGATTATTAGTCCCTCTCTGTACTCCTTTGTTAGGAAAAGCATACCAACAGATATACTATCTTTAAAGATCTTCTATAATACTCTCTACTTGATTATAAGCTATAAATCCTGTGTCTTCAAATGTTTTATTATTCTCATCCACATTCATAAAGTTAACAATATAGGTTGTATAGTCATGAAAACCTTTGAATTCTTTAACTATAGCAGTAGCATGACCACTAATATTAAGCAGACCAAGTTTTTTCATACCATCAATATTGGCTTTATAGCTTAAATCACGTGGACTTACTGTAATCATAGTACCTTCAGGCAATATTTGTGGTGCACTACTACCAAAATATGTTTTAAAGAATATAGATGATAGTCTCTCATTAGGTGCAAGAATGCTAGTTAATGCTTTTGCTATCTCTACTCTATTAGGATGATCAAGGATCTTCTTAATAGCATTAAACATATCTGTTTCTTCTAGTTCTAGTTTAATTTTAGTCATTTCTCCTCCTATAATCTCTAATTTTACTTAACAAAGGTTCATTAAAGTTAGTGAACCATCTTTCTCCACCAATTTTGGTTCCCACATTGGGAACATCAGAGGATAGACATTCTATCCTCCTTGCTCCTGTCTTGATAGGTTCACCATCATTGTTCACCAAATTAAGTTCAAAATTGAACCCAATAACTGATGTAAAGATTTTACTCTCCACGGCCAATACCAGATAGAATTGCAGATAATGGATTGCTTTCTACTTCTCTTATCTTAGTAAGTACAGTCATTACAAAAACAACCTCATTGATATGAGTACATTCAGCTACAGTTACTTGACAACTAGTAGTAAAGAGATCATTATCTCTGTAGCTCTTAAATGCAAGTCTCACTAACTCTTCTTTTCTCCTATCTGTAATTCCAAGCATCTCTTGGAAATCAGATTTATCCTCACCAATAATAAGTACTTCAAACTTATTATCCTTTGGATAAGTTTTCTTCTTGTTGAATAATTTTCCTAACACATTCATAATCAGAATTTTAAATAAATAAATAAAACATAAAAAAGCCTCCAGTCAT